AGTCAGCACCAGAATGCCGCCGGGGAACTCCTTCGACAGCATCGAATTCCCGGCATCGCGGGACCGCGCCGGGTTCACCCGTTCGCGCAATGCAGGGCTATCCGCGATCAGCGGGTCAAGACGGCCCCGTGATGTCCGCTTCGCCAGTTCCAGGCTTGGCAGCACCGCCAGCATCGGCCCCGGCGCGTGGTGGATGACGAAGCCGATCCAGTTGTTGCCCGCTTCCGTGGCCCCGACCTGCGCCGCCTTCATGAAGGTGATGCGCTGCGCCGGGTGCCTTGGCGACAGCGCATCCATGATCCCACGAAGATAGGGTGCGCGGGCGGTGCGATAGCGCCCCGGCTCCGCCGCGCCGCGCGACGTGAGCCAGCGATGTGCATCTGCCCATTCCGACACGGTGAGATCGGCATCAGGCCGCATGCCCCGACGCCAGGCGCGCAGGACGTCCTCCGCCCCGTCAAACCCGAGGTCGAGGTCTTCTGTCAGGTTGTGTTGGGTTAGGCTGCTATCGTCTCGCCCTTCGCTTGCGCTGCGGGCATTCGTTTCTCGCAAAGGTTCACTGGACCTTTGCGTTTCGTGGCCACGAAACCGATCCTCATCATGCAAGCGAGACCCGGAGGTCTGCGAGGGCGTCGAGCTGCTCTCGGACATGGGTTTCCAGCACCCTCTGCAGAGTCGCAGTCTCGATCGTCACGGTGCTCCCCGATGCCTTCTCCAACTCTGCAGACAATTGCGCGGCCATCAGGGCGGCCACGCGGGTGGGCCAGGTTATCCAGGTATCGCGTTCCTGGCGCGCGAGCCGAAACACCAGTGTCTCAGCACGTGCTCGGTCGACCAGCACGCCTTTTTTCTTCTGGATGGCCAGTTGGCGCTCCTGCGCCTGGTAGACCGTCAGCGCCGTGCGCGCCTTGAGATACGATGTGCTGTCACCGGGACCGGATACGGCACCTTCCCCGACGCCGTTCCTCGACCGCATCTGCTGGTCCGGATCTGTCATCGCGCCCCGCCGCGCGTCCGAGGCAGCAGCGTTGATCGACCCATCGGCAAAGAGCACCAGCCGGCCGTTCTTGCGCGCCTTCTGCACCGCCCCGCGCGAGAGACCGGAGGCTCCCGCATAGGCGCGTTCAGACATACCTTCCATGGCGCTGTGATGACCATCAATACGTTGAAACTAAACGCAAATGCGCTTCTTATTCAGTTGATTACACTCTCGGATAGAGCGATTCATGGTGGCACAAGGCGGGTGCATCGCACCCCTTGCACAAGGATCGGAGAGAGCCATGCGCGCACAGGAGAAGATGGGACACAGCTCGATGAGCGATGGGTGGCGCAACCACACCAGCCCCGCCCAGGAACGGGTGAACTGGGTGATGGACGAGGTGATGTCCGGCCGCATGAGCCAGGCCGACGGGATGGTCGAGATGGCCAAGGCCCAGGAGATGATGCGCGAGGAAGCCCGCGCGCGCAGCACGCACCCCGAACACCGCTGGGAGGACTGACCATGGCACGCCGCAAGCCCACTGATCCCAACGCCGCCCGTGATGCAATCCTGATGCAAATAGCCGAACGCCACCTTTTCCTTGAAACCCTCGAGACCCGAAACTGGGACCGGCTCGACTTCCACGAACACGCCGTCTGGGCGGTGCGCTCCGCGCTGGAGGCCGCATTCGAGGCCGGACGCCGCGCCAGCGCGGAAACCCTCATCACCCCATCCTGAAAGGACATCCACATGATCGCCATCACCACCATCCGGATTGATCACGTCACGTTGCCGGAACATTTTGATCGTTCGCGCCCCGACGCCGTCGCCGAGGTCATCCAGACTGAGCTGCGCGACGCGGGGATCAGCGGCGAAGCCTCTGACGTGATCTCCCACATCAAGATCGAGCTGCCAACCACTCAGCTTGCTGCTGCCAGCACTCTGCTGGCGAGCCTTCAGCTGATCTGAGGGCGCGACGATGAGCACCCGCGCGAGATCGCCGTTCAGTTCGGGCCCGAGGAATGGGCGCAGATCTATGTGCATTATGACGGCTATCCCGAGCATATGCTGCCCGCGCTGGCCCCTTGGACGCCTGAGGACATCCTCGCCGCCCATGAAATCCGGCAGGTCACTGACGAGGCGCTGGACTGTTTCGATCCGCCCCGAGCGCCGCGCATCCTGCCGCGCCCAACTTGCGAACTCTGTCACCTTTACGTCTGGCAGGACGGCGTGTGGGTGGATGCGACCGACCGCTCGGACTGGTCAGAAAGCAAGATTATGGCTATGATTTTGCTACGATAACCGAAGCGGTGAAGCGATGGTCATTACGCCAAAACGATGCAACTCATCCACGGAGCAACCGCCATGACCACCGCCACCGCCACCCCGATCGCCGACTTCCGCGCCGCCGCTGACGAGATCGAAGCGCGCCTCGCGCCCAGCGCCTGCGCCACGATCGCCTCGCACAACTGGATCGTCATCGACGACTTCGGACCCCTGACCTTCACGCTGACGCCCGAGGGCGGCAAGCGTCGCGCCACCTGCACGGGCCATGACCGCGCGCACAAGGTCAACCGCTTCACGAAAGCGGACGCCGAGCATCTCGCCCGCGCCTGCAACGCGCGCGCCGCTTTCTGGGCCGATGCTGCGCGCGACGAGGCCGCCACGCTCCGCCGCCACATCGCCACGCTCGAGGCCCTCAGCGCCGCTTGAACGCACAAGGGCGGGGCCGGGTGCCCCGCCACCTTCCATGACAAGGATCCCCCACTATGACCAACCATCCCATCTTGCCTAGCCGCAACGAGGATTATGGCTTCTTCCGCACCCTGACTGTCCGCCCAGAGCGCGACCGCCGCAGCGCGGAGGTCTGGACGCTGGCCTCGCGCCTGATCGCTGAAGCCATCCAAGCCAACAGCGAGGACGAGATGATCGGCATCCGCGACTTTCTCGACAGTCGCTTGGGCCGCCACTTCGCCGACGAAGTCGTCGGCAACATGACCGGCTGCAACATCGGGCTCGATGCCGCCATCGCCGCTGCAATCCGCCGCTTGCAGGGTTGGCGCATCGACCGCAAGACCGAGCGCGAGCACGGCATCCCCGCTGGGCTGCCGTACCTCACCGGCTGGGTTCAGCACTTCGCTGTCACGGCCGCGATGGTCGAGAGCGACTGACCCATCCCCGACCTTCCCATCACGACAGGAGGCCAAGATGCCCAAAATCACCGACACGCAGTCTATCATCCTCAGCCGGGCGGCCACTCGTCCCGGCAATCTGGCGATGCCGCTGCCCGATGGTCTTGCTGGTGCCGCTGCCAAGACGGTGATCGGCAAGATGATCGAGCACGGCTGGCTCGAGGAGGTCGATGCCAAACTTCGCCAGAGCGAGCCGATATGGCGCGAGACTGGCGACGGTCACGGCACGACGCTGGTTGCGACCAAGGCGGGGCTCGACGCCATCGGGATCGAGGCCATGGCGCCGACGCCTGCGCCCGAAGCTGCGCCCGCCGCCGCAGAGGCCAGAGCTACCCGCATTCGCCCCGGCACCAAGCAGGCGGAGATCATCGCGCTCATTCAGCGACCCGAGGGCGCGTCAATCGCCGAGATCGTCGAGGCGACGGGCTGGTTGTCGCATTCAGCGCGAGGCCTGATCTCTGGCGGGCTCAAAAAGAAACTGAACCTGCCGATTACAGCAGATAAGGTCGCTGGCAGAGGGACCGTTTACAAACTCGAGTCTGCCTGATGCCCGCTCTTACCACCTCCGCTCGAACAGCCTGCGCAGCGCGTAGCTGCGCAGGAGCGAGATGATGGTGAACAGTGCGCCGAGGGCAAGGTTATCGCCGAGATCTGTCCTCAGGCCGAACCAAGGGAATGCCACGATCTGCGTGACCACAGCCAGCGCATAACCAACGGCGACATTGGTAATCGCCTCGAGCAGCGACATGCTGCGCGACTGCCTCATGCCGGCTTACTCATTTGGCGCGCAGGCTCCGGGGCTTCCTCTCCTCTGATCATGCGATTGGCCGTCCGCCCTGTCGCCATCTCCCACCGCCGCACGGCGACGTCGCAGTAGACCGGGTCCAGTTCCACTGCACAGCAGCGCCGCCCAGTGCGTTCCGCGGCGATCAGCTGGGTGCCGGAACCGCAGAAAGGTTCGAACACCAGGTCGCCGGGGTCGGTGAAGGCCTCCAGCACCGCCTCGACCAGCGCCACCGGGAAGACGGCTGGGTGCGATCCGGCCGCGCCCAGCCCGCCCTTGTGGCGCATGATGCGGAAGACGCTGTCCGGGATGCGATGGCTCTGGATCGCGTTGCCGTAGCCGGTCTTGCGATGGACCTTGCCGTCGGCCCCGCGCAGCCCGCCGCCGCCGAGGGTTTCGCCCGCGTGCTTGCTCTCCACGGTCTTGTTAGGCTTCCGGGGCTGGCGGTTGAAGTGGAAGATGAACTCGTGCGAGGGCGCGAGGCGGCCGTTCCAGTCGCCGGGCAGGCCGGGCCCCTGGTCCCAGACATACCAGCCGAAGCGCCGCCACCCCTGTGCGCGCATCCAGTCGACCCAGCCTTCCCAATAGGGGGTCCATTCGCCGTCGCGATGGACGAGGCCGAGGTTGACCAGCAACTGGGCATCGGCAGTGACGGCTGCCGCGGAAAAGACGCCCTGCATCAGCGCATCCCAATCGCCGACCTTTTCCTTCGCCGCGCCATAGTCGCGCTGCTGCGCATACGGTGGCGAGGTGAACATCAGCGACGCCTGTGCGCCATTCATCAGCTTGGCCACGACAGCTGGGTCCGTCGCATCGCCGCAGATCAGGCGATGATGCCCGAGTTGCCAGATGTCGCCGGGCTTTGTGATCGGTCCCGCCGGGGGCTCGGGGATGGTGTCGGCAGTGTTGTCATCGATAGGCGCGCGGTCGTCGTCGGCATCGTGCAGCAGCGCATCCAGTTCGTCCTCGGGGATGCCGATCAGGCCGAGGTCGAAGTCCTCGGCCAGCAGCCCGCGCAGTTCCTCGACGAGCAGACCTTCATCCCAGCCGCCCATCTCCATCAACTTGTTGTCGGCGATCCGGTAAGCGCGGCGCTGCGCCTCGGTAAGATGCTCCAACACGATGACTGGCGCTTCTGCCAACCCCAGCTGCGCGGCAGCGAGGACCCGGCCATGGCCTGCAATCAACTCGCCGTCGGCGGCGACGAGGCAGGGAACGGTCCAGCCGAACTCGGCCATGCTTGCGGCGATCCTTGCCACCTGGTCGGAGTCGTGGGTCTTGGCGTTTCGGGCATAGGGTTTGAGCCGATCCAGCGGCCAGAACGAAATCTGTCTCGGGCGCAAGTGCATCGTCATGCAGCCAGCCGCTTGGCCTTGAGGGCGGCGAAGGTTTCGCCGGTTTCAACGTGGATGGCCTCCTCGGCGGTGAAGGTTTGCCAGCGCTCGATGGCCACATCGACATAGGCGGGGTTCAACTCGACCCCGAAGCAGACCCGGCCCGTGGTTTCCGCCGCGATCAGCGTGGTGCCGGAACCCATGAAGGGCTCATAGACGGCTTGGCCGGGGCTCGAGTTGTTGAGGATCGGGCGGCGCATGCATTCGACCGGCTTCTGGGTGCCGTGCACGGTGTCGGCATCCTGATCCCGGTTGGCGATGGCCCACAGCGTCGTCTGCTTGCGGTCGCCTGCCCAGTGGCCCTTGCCCTTGGCGCGCACAGCATACCAGCAGGGCTCATGCTGCCAGTGATAGTCACCGCGGCTGAGGACCAGCCGGTCCTTCGCCCAGATGATCTGCGACCGGATGGCGAAACCCGCGGCTGTCAGGCTGTCGGCTACGGTCGCCGCGTGCAGCGCCCCATGCCAGACATAGGCGACATCACCGGGGAACAGCGCCCATGCCTCGCGCCAGTCGGCGCGGTCGTCGTTCAGCACCTTGCCGGTGCGTTTGGTCTTGGCCGCGCCTGCCTGGTTGCGCCAGGAGGGGTCATACTCCACGCCGTAGGGCGGATCGGTGACCATCAGCAGGGGGCGGACACCACCAAGCAGCCGCCCGACCACATCGGCGGCGGTGCTGTCACCACAGATCAGCCGGTGCGACCCGAGCTGCCAGAGGTCGCCCGGCACCGATACCGGCCTGACCGGCAGCTCCGGAACATCGTCTTCGCCCTCGACCGGGCCATCGCCGCCCAGCGCCTCCGGATCCCGCAACAGCGCGTCGAGGTCATCGTCGCTGATGCCCAGGAGCGTCAGGTCGAAGTCCTCGGCCAGCAGCCCTGCGATCTCGTCGCGCAGCAATGCATCGTCCCAATCGCCCAGTTCCGTCAGCTTGTTGTCGGCGATCCGGTAGGCCCGGCGCTCTGCCTCGTCGAGATGGCTGAGCCGGATCACCGGCACCTCGGTCAGCCCGAGCATGGTCGCAGCCAGCACCCGTCCATGGCCCGCGATCAGTTCACCATCGTCGGCCACCATGCAGGGCACGGTCCAGCCGAACTTCGCCATGCTGGCGGCGATCTTCGCCACCTGATCGTCGCCATGCATCTTGGCATTGCGGGCATAGGGGCGCAGCCGGGCAATCGGCCAGGACTCTACCTGGCTCGGCGCGAAGACGAGTTCCATGAGGAGGCTTTCGCAGATGGTGCGGGGCGGCCAATCACAGGTTACCAGCCAGCAGGACTGGCGGCCCGTCGGTTCCGCGATGTCGGGAAAACGAAAGCGCCCGCGAGGGCCATCCTCCGGGCGCAAATCTTCGATCTTTCTTTGATACGTCAAGGGGAGCAGCTTTGTCAAACCATTTTTCGGCTTGGAATCATGGTCTTCCGGCCGACACCCGCGCAGGTGGCTTTGGTGACCCCCGGCTTACTTATGGTGGATCCCCTGGATTCCCGAAGGTATCCACCTTGGCCAGCAGGGCGAACTTGTAAGGGTTTGATATTGAGTCGGAATTTTCAGACAGGCCCCAGGGGTGGCTTCCCCGGTGAAAAGGCCAGTCGCTAGCAAACTGCCGAGCTGCGCCCCCCCGCATACGTTCGGGGCCGGGGAGGAACCATGGCGGGGCGGGGGCGGGCGACGTACCCGGCCCAAGGACGTTCGTTTCTCTGTCTCTTATGTCTGAAGCTGCCATCAGGATTGGACGGTCGTTCCGAAGTGCAGAGAGATCTGAAGCAAAGCAGTTACAGTTTCGACCGCAGGCTCCCTACCAGTTCGTCGATCATATCCGGCGTATGCATCGCGAAAATGGCGATGCGGAGGGCACCGTCGTCGTCGACCCCTGGATAGTTGCGCGAATGGGCTATGGCAATGCTGTCTGCCAGAAGTTCGCGTTGCAGGCTGGCCATGGTCTCGCGACCACCTATCCGGACGCACAGGATCGGGGTTGGCAGGTCTTCGAGTTCCAATCCGAGCCCGCGCAAGCCTATCCGTGCCTGACGGACGTTTCGTACGAGCCGCGACCTGAGTTCGGGTTCGTCGCGGCAGATGCGCAGGGCCTCGGCGGTGGCGCCAGCTGCGGGGGCTGGGCAGGCGGCTGCGCCCTGGAACCAGTTGGAACGGTCGCGAAGCCGGTCAATGAACCCGGCGCTGCCGGCAATCATGCCGCCCCAGCCGCCGACGGCCTTGCTGAGCGTACCGCAGAGCCAGACGCTGCGGTGGGGCGGATCGTCAAAGCCCGGGTTCAGGGCTATCGGGAGGCCTGACGTATCTGCAGCATATTCCACACTGCCGCGCCCGTTTTGCCCCAGAACGCCGAGGCCATGCGCGTCATCGATCATCAACCGCGCCTCGGGGTGGTCGGCCAGCACCTCGAGATAGTCGTGGATCGGCGCGATGTCGCCCCGCACGGGCGAGACGCCGTCGCACATCACCAACACCCGTCCGCGTCCCTTGCACGCGCGCAGCCGCCGCCGCAGATCTTCGGGATCGCCATGACGAAAGGTCTTAACCGGCGCGCCGATCAGCCTCGCCGCATCCTGCCCGGCGAGGTGGAGCCATTCGTCCGCCAGAACCAGGGCGACCGATCCGGCCCCGGCCTGCGCCAGCATGCCCATCCCGGGATAGCCCGAGGCGTAGTAGAGCGCGCTCTCCGTGCCCATGAACCCGGCCGCAAGGCGTTCGACATCTTGCAGCAAGGCCGTCTCGCCAAAACCAGTTCGTGTGGTGGCCGCGTGCAGTCCATGGCTGCGCAGGGCGGCGCAGCCGGCCTCGATCACGCGCGCGTCGCCTTGCAGACCCAGATACCCGGTGCCTGCGAAATACAGCACCTCGCGCCCGTCGATGCGGGCCACGGGGCCTGGGGCGGTGTCCATGACCGGCAT